TGGCTTTACGTCATTGCTAACAGTTAAAAACATCGGAACACTCGCAGCACCTCTTAATGCAGGAACAGTAAATGCTTGTGGAAGTATTTTCGCTTCAGGAGCAGCAGGAACAACGTATGAAGTGCGTCGATGTTACGTAGAAAATCTTCGTTTAGGTGTCGTGACTCTAGCCACAGCGGCTCCAGTTGTAAATATTTTCGACGTTTGGGGAGATGGATCAAGCACACAAACAATTTCAACTGCTAATGTGATTTCTCGCGGTGGAAAATGGACTAATTCAAGAGCGGGCACGCAAGGTAATAACGGCTCACACTGGGATGATGCGTACACTTCAACAACAACTGGCCGAATTACCATAATGGCAAATGAGCCAACATCTACATCGGCGGCGCAATGTTCTGCAACGCTAGGTTTAGGGTCTGGCTTCAATGGCTCGGGTTCTATGGTTATTTCTAAGCTCACGGACGTTGTAAACTGGACAACACCTGTTAAAATTTATGGTCACAATTTCTTAGCTGGTGGTTGTGCTTTATCAGGAACAGACTGTCAGAATTTAATTTTTGAATATAAAATAGATACAGGCTCAGGCTTTGGCGGCTCATGGACTTTCTTAGCAAATACAGTTCGCCGTTCGGCTGGTGGAGTAGCAGGAACAAATACCGTCACACTCACAACCGCAGATCGAACCGCATTAACAAGACAACCTCAAATCGGTGACTTTGTTCAATCGGGTTCGTTTAGGCTTCCAGCAAATACAACTGTCACGCTTGTAGTTGGTGACGTTGTGACTTGTTCAAATAACTTTGTAACCAATTTAACAGCAGGTGAATTTGTGACTTTCTCGCCTGTGAACGTAGCAGTGAGCGCGGCAAATGGTTACTCGTTACAAGTTAGAACTTATCCAACTGCGGCGGCTGCAACCACTCTTTTAACATCTTTTTCTATGGGTATTCAAACCGATGCAACGGCTTATCAAACACAGCATCCGTTGCCAGGCTCGTTAGTTAACATTACAAATTTAGTTCCACAAACAAGAGTTAAAGTTAATCGAGTCGATACAGGCGCATTACTTCAACAAGCTTCATGCGGCGCAGGGACTACTTTAAATTTCGATTTTCAGTACACAGGCTTAGTCAAAATTGAAGCTAGAAACGCAAGCGGCAATCCTGCTTATAAGCCTTGGATTACACAAGCAACAATTTCACCAACGGCTGCGACTAATGTCGTGGCTTTGCAAGAATCAGATAAATAGGGGGTTTTAAATGGGTATAGTAGACGATTTCTCAATATCGAGTACAGGTGACATAAGACACACGACTGGCTCGACTGTTTACACTGTTTTAGAGCTTCATCAATGGCTTCAAGACTTGGCCGATGATGCCGCCTCGACTGGAAATGATATTTTAGATATTCTAGCTCCAGTACCTTCAAAGCTTGATGGCCCTCGTGACGCTGCCGTTGCATCAAGGCTTAACTTATTAACTGATGGCGCAGTAGCATTTAATCTAGACGACGATGCGGCTCAATATATTAACTTCGGCTCGGTGAAACAAACTGCCGCTGCGGTTCAATATTCGGGTTTAAAAAGCATCGGTGGTATCGTTGCAGCTTCACCTATCTACGTTGTACAAAATGGTTCTAAGCTCACAAAGTTTTGGGCTAATGGACACATTCAAATTTTAATTAAAGTTAAAACAGGCGGCTCACTAATTGATTCAGGAAACGTGACAGCTTTCTCTCGTAAATGGGGCCAAACTTATTCTCATTTCGACGTGAACTTATCGGCAGGCGGTGAGTCAAATGCCGCCCTTTCAACTGCTCTTGATTCTAACATTGTTTTATCTGAGGTAAACGCTGGACTGTTATCATCAAAGGTCAGTATCTCAGTAGGCGATACAACTCAAGATTTAGGCAACGGTAACGGCGGCAAGCTTTACAAAGGTACGATCACTTTAACAGGTGGTGCAACCTTACAAGAAGCTTATCAATATCTTCAATACTTAGCTCGAGAAAACTCGGCTGCAACAGTAAATGGTGTAGCTGGTTGGAGATATAGACTTCTAAATTCTGCTTATACAGAAATACCTTCGGCACCATTCGGTACATTCGCAGGGGGAACCTTCTTCGTAGCTCAAGGCTGGTACATTACAGGCGTATTAGCGGCTGAATCAACTAAGTATCAACTTATCGCTCACGATGGCACAAGCCAAGTACCTCCAACTTTAGCTTCAATCACAGTAGGTAATCTTATCTCTGGCGATAGAGTTCTAGTAAGTCGTGATAATGGCTCAGGTGGTATTTTAAAAGACGAATACACTCCCGTTGCGGCTTCAAGTGGTGCAACTGCACTCACAATAGTTGAATCAATTAAGACCGATACCCCTGCGGCTGGCGTAATTCGTATCAAGGGTATTAGATATACTTACACTTCTTACAACGCAGGAACCAAAACATTTAACGGACTTTCACCTGCTTTAGTTTCTAATATCGTTACGGCTGATGATGTCTTTGTCCCGTTGATCGACAGACAAGCCGCATCGTCGAATGAATCAGTGAGCTTTATCTTTGCGAGTAATTACACAGCACGGGTTGACGTTCGACAAGGCTCAGGCGGCTCGCCAATTATCCCATTTAACACAGCATTAAGCGTAACCAGTGCAGGCGCTTCAGTAAATGCTTCGAGAAACAGTGACGTATAATGGCTTTTTACTCGGCCCCTTTTACATTTGATTTTGATACTTCAAAAATCGACGTAGATTCGGGCTTTGTGGATATTGATTGTATTGATTTATACACCGCTTGCAAATTGGCACAAGCGTCAATAGAAGGAATCACCTATGAAAGAATTGCCTCAGGTTCAGGACTCGTTAGCCTCGGAGTCGGAGTCGAAGTCGGTCTCACCATCGAATTTTTGGGGTCTTGGCAGCTTCGTTTCCCATCAGGTAACTACGTTGCCAGAGTCGCAGGGGGAAACCTCGTCGGCGGCCCAAGTGGAGACCCAATCGCCTACACCGCAGGAGTCCAAACCCTCTTGATTCAATCGGCGGCTTCTACTGTTGTTACAACTGGTGGCGGTGGTGGAGCTACACCTTCGGCGATTGCAACGGCTGTATGGGGTGCAAGTTTAACGGCAAATAAAACGGCTGGCACATTTGGTGCTTTCGTACAAAAACTTTTAACTGTAGCTAAGTATTTAGGTTTGCGCTGATGTATATTTATAAAATTACAAACACAGTAAACGGAATGACTTATGTAGGGCAGACAAAAAACTGGGAACATAGAAAATATAGTCACAAACATTACTTAAAAAACAATAAACATCAAAACCAACACTTGCAATATTCATGGAATAAATATGGTGAAAATTGTTTTACTTTTGAAATAATTGATAATTGCGTATTTATCTGGTCGTCAGATAACCTTGAAAGATTTTGGATAAAATTTTATAAATCAAACGATAGAAAGTTTGGATTTAATAAAGAATCTGGTGGATGTTACAGAAAAGAAGTTTCAATATAAACCAGAAAGCTTCTTTCTAAGATAAATAAAGAAAATCCAACTAGGCCAATGTTAGGAAGAAAACATTCCGATGAAGCAAAGAAAAAAATGATGAAAAAAAAGCACTCTGCTGCTGAGAAAGAAAGAATGTCACTTAGAGGCAAAGAATATAAAGGAATAAATAATCCATTTTATGGCAAAAAACATACAGAAGCTTTTAAGCAAAAACTCAGTAATTTTAAAAAAATTCCAATAATATGTATAACCAATGGAATAGAATACGATTGTGCTAAAACAGCAGCATCGGCTTTAGGGCTAACCCAAAGCCATGTAACGCAAGTTTGTAATGGTAGATACAAAGCAGCTAAAGGATATGTTTTTAAGTATGATCTTTAGGTCTTAAGTAGCTTTTCGTGAGGTTTTATGGCAAAATGGACACACAGTAAAAACTTATCTTTAAAAGATAAAACTACGCTCATTAAACATGAAGCTAAAGCAAAACAAAGCTTTACAAATGTATTATGGGCTTTCGCTCTCGTTGCAGCTTGCATAGCTGTTTATCTAATCAAATAAATTCAATCTGCAAAAACCATATTGCGATTCATTAACTCCAAGG